CCTTTATAGTGAGCGTTTTGAGTTGAAGAATAAGAAGTACAACATCAAGCGCCGTGGTGGTAAGAGGCACAACCTCACAAAAGAAGAGTTGATTCAACGACAGATGGGAAAATAGAAAATGAATAATGTATTGTTAGACGATTTACCGACAGAGTGGAACGGCTATCAGCTTAATACCTGGTATCAAATCGGCTTGCAGATACAGTTATTACAGACGGATACGGAGCTGAGCGCAAACGAGAAAAACGAACTAGTGCTACAGCTCCTTTTCTGTAATGAAGATGGTACACTGCGAGATTACCCAGATACAGCAGAAGAATTAAATGAGTGCATTGATTTCTTCTTAAACGGCTGGTTTCACGACAATAAAATAAAGCAAGCAAGTGATAAGCAGTTGATGGATTTCGATATAGACCAGTGGCGCATATATGCAGATTTTTTGCATATATATCATATAGATTTGGCTACCGTAGATATGCACTGGTGGATGTTTAATGGCCTGTTATGGAACATGCCAAGTGACCAGAGTTCATTTATGCAAGTAATCGAAATCAGACAGAAGAAGCCAAGGAACAAGGCTAGTGCAGACGAGAAAAAAGCTATTGAGTTGGGTCATAAGATTTATGATATAAAGAAACAGCCAACATTTACAAAGGAACAAGAAGAAGCTATAGACGAGTTTGATAAGTGGTTGGCAGAGAAGAAAAAAGAGTCAATATTGGATGAGGCACAAGAGGTCTTTAATAATATGTAGGAGATAGAGAAAATGGCAAACGAAATCAAAATTAAGACTAGTATTGACACTAAAAATACTAACAGCCAGCTTGCTACCCTCGAAAATCGCATTTTTAAGACTACTAACAAGTTAGAGGAAATGCGAAGAAAGAAAGAGGAAATGGACAACACGCCTCTTAAGACTCAGGATCTAATTGAGATTGAAAAGCAGATTCAAAAAGATGAAACTGCAATGGCTCGATTAGATGACAGGATGAGAAAATTTGTCGAGACAGGCGGTAAGCAAGGTTCGAAAACATTTCAGAATATGCGATATGATGCAGCAGAGTTAGAAAACTCTATAGCATACGCTAAAACTGAGAAAGAAGAACTGATTGCGGGCGGTGCTGGTTACTATTCACAGGCAGAAACAGCCCAGTATAAGAAGCTCACTAATCAGATTCAGGCAGCGGAGAACGAGTTAGGCACACTTACACAGAAGCATAAGCAGTTAGTGGCTCAAAGCTCAGGCCTTAACAAGTTAAATGGAATGTTTGACAAAATGGGTAAGAGGATTTCTAAGTTAGCACTTAGATTGTTCTTTTTCTCACAGATTACAAAGCTTTTCCGCTCAATGATTAGTGGTATGGCTGAGGGTTTTAAAAACCTAGCTCAGTATTCCTCAGAATACAATGAGTCTGTATCTAGGCTTAAGAGCGCACAGGCAGAGCTTAAGAATAATCTAGCATCAGCTTTCGCTCCAATCGTTCAAATGATAATACCAGCACTTGTTACATTGTGCGGATGGTTATCAAGAGCAGCAGAGCTAATATCAATGTTTTTTGCGGCGCTAAGCGGTAAATCCACATTTACTAAGGCTACAAAACAGGCTGTTAATTATGCAAAAGGATTAGATAAGGCTGGTAAATCAGCTAAAAAGACAAAGGGAGAGCTTGCAGATTTTGACGATTTGCACGTCCTCAATCAAAATAACGATAATGGTTCAGGCGGTGGCGGTTCTGGTGAGCTCACAGGAGCTAACGCATTTGAGGAAGCTAAGATATCAGATGATTTCCTTGAAAAAGTAAAGCTTGTTAAAAGTATTTTAGAGGCTATACTCCCTCTTGTAATCCTTATAGGTGCTGCTTTATTAGCTTGGAAAGTATTTAGTTTTGTGTCTGGATTAATGAGCACAATGGGTATATTAGGTGCTGTTTTAGGCATAATAATCGCAATAGCGGGATTAGCTCTAGCTGTGTATAACTACTTCCAGATGTGGAAAAACGGCGTTAATTGGTCGAATCTAATTGGATATATAGCGGGTGTTGCAATTATGGTAGGTGCATTAATTGCACTATTCGGGCCTATTGTCGGTGGTATTGGTTTAATTGTCGGTGCAGCAGCGGGATTGATTCTAGCTCTTAAGGACATTATTGAGCACGGATTCACCACACAGAATGTATGTTTGCTTGTTGTTAGCGCTATTGGTCTTATAATCGGTGTATTTATGGTATTTGGTGCGCCGGCTGCACTTGTAGTGGCTGCAATAATGGCTATAATCGCAATCATCACAGCACTGATTAATTATTCTGGAAATGGTGCAGAAGTGCTTGGACATTTGAAAAATGCCTTTAAAAAGCTAGGTGATTTTATTTCTAAGATATTCGCTGGTGATGTTAAGGGCGCATTTAAAGATTTGAAAGAAGCTGGCAAAGAGTTTGTTAACTTCTTCTTAAGTGCAGTTGAGGGTTTGGCAAATGGTGTTCTGAAATGCGTAAATCTGATAATTGATGCTATTAATGCTGTTAACTTTGGTCCTATTCCAGACTGGGTGCCAATCATTGGTGGTAAGACATTTAATCTAAACATTCCTAAGTTTAGTGGTAGCTTTAAGTTACCAAGGCTTGCAAATGGTGGTATCACAACAGGCTCAACACTTGCCAATATCGGTGAAGCTGGTCGTGAGGCTGTTTTACCACTTGAAAACAACACAGGTTGGATGAATGACTTTGCGGATCGTCTGCTTGACAGAATGGGTGGCAATATGACCGCCGTGTTAGAGCTTAATGGTCGTGAGCTCGGACGTGCTGTTTACCCTCTTATGCAAAGTGAGGGTGCAAGAATTGGTACAGTGCTATCAACTAATTAAGAGGTAGGAATATGACTAATAACGGATACACACAGGGTATCTCTATAGATGGGGTGTTTTACGACATCCCATTTGTGGAGATTAAGAGAAATGCAGATTTTTTAGAGAAATACGCAGAAAGAAACGAAGCTGGAAAAGTAATTATGGAGACTATAGGCGTGTATTACAACTACACGGTGAAGATAGGTATTATAGATGATTCTGAATTATATTCTAGTCTCTTTAACCATATTACAGACCCAGAGCATAGAATACACACTGTTACATTGCCAAACGGAATGAACGATTTTACCTTTAAGGGATATTTTTCAAGTATTTCTGATGAAGTATCAAAGGTACTGGAACAGGGCGTAAAATTCAAAGGGTTGACTTGGAAGATGACATCTGAGGACCCGACAAGGAAGGGGTAGCTTATGAAAACATCGTGCAGAGCAGAAATGAAATTCATAGATGTTACGGCGCTATCTGATGCAGTGGTTACAACTAATGGGATTAAGAGCTTTGCTGATTTATCCCTTTTATCAAATACAGAAGCTACTGAGGGCAGCAATTACGCTACCCTTGGTAGAAATCTTTTTGTGTTAGATGGTAGCTTAGACATAATGAGCAACAATCCCCAGGATATAGGCTATTGGAGTGCTGCAAAATCGAACGATAATTGTGAGTTTACTACTAATCCGAAGATAACAGTAAATTTCACTGGCCAGCATACAACAAGTGGACTAACATTTTACTTTGCTGGTTATTATCCAGCAGAAATCCGTGTAAGTTGGTATTCACTTACTGGAGTGAAGATTGTCACTGAAACATTTGAGCCAGACCAGTTGATTTACATTGCTAGAAAACAGGTGGCAAATTTTGGAAAGCTGGAGATTGAATTTACAAAAACATGCCTACCTGGTCAATATATTCAGCTACAGTACCTCTTTTATGGTCGCTATATTCAGTGGACAGCAGATGAGATTAAAAAAGCCACTGTTGATGAAGAATTGGACGTTACATCAGACAATATAGCTATAAATACTGCTGCAATTGAGTTGATAGATGATAAAAACGACTTTGATATATCTAATCCAAACGGAGCTTGGCAGAGCGTACAGAAGAACCAAGAAGTAGCTATCACAGAGACTATTAACGGCGCTGAGGTACCAATGGGAACATTTTACATTGATAAGTTTAGTTTCCAGAATAATATTGCTAAATTTGAGCTTATTGATTCAATCGGAGTGTTAGACCTATATCCATTTGAGACAGGTACAATATACAACAATGTTACAGTATCCTCGCTAGTGGCTGAGATAATGTCAGGAACAGGTTTAAAATACGAGCTTGAACAAGAACTAGGTTCAATCAGTTTAAGCGGTTATTTGGCGGTGCAGACCCGCAGAAAAGCACTACAGCAGATTGCTTTTGTTATCGGTGCAGCAGTGGACGACAGCCGAAGTGATACAATCCGTATATACAGAGCGGATCGTGAGAGTAGATACACAATCGACATTGACCGCAAACTGAACGGACAGACCAAAGTCGAACAGGGCGATTATATATCAAGCGTATCTATTGAGTTTAGCAAGTACAATCTAGGCAGTGAAGCCACTGAGATATACAACGACCAGTTGCCAGAGGGCATAACAAAAATTATCTTCTCAGCTCCTTGCAAGGCGGATACAGTAACAGTGACAGGCGGTACAGTGGTTGAAGTCCGCACTAACTATGTAATTGTCAATATGGCTGCTGCTGGACAGTGTAGAATAACAGCAATCCAGTATGAAGCAAGCAAGTTTACCGTCAGCCGTAAGGTTGATTTAGTAGAAGCTGGAAACAATGAGAAAGACAAGCAGTATAACGGAATCACGCTATATAACAATGAGGTAATAGCAGACACATTAGCCTCATTACTGAGATATCATAGCCTTAGAAAGACCCTAGATATGAAGTATTTACTGAATTATGAGCAAGTAGGTCAATGGGCGAATATCAAAGACCGAGCTAAGAGAAACAATCTCACCTTGATAGAGTCACAGAGTATTGACCTAACAGGCGGATTTATTGCAAAGGCTTCTTGCAAGGGATACACATTGATAATTCCATCAGAATACTTCACAGGACAGGAGCTTTATACACAAGAAATAGGCGGAGGTTTACTGTAATATGAGCAATTTAGAGCCGATTAATCCTTACAACATTATCAAACAGCTTGAAGAAGAAAAAGAGAAACTACAGGCTGAGGTTAAGGAACTAAAGAAAGAGCTTAAGAGCCTTAAGGAGAAGAAAAAATGAGTAATCTGTATCAAGAATCAGTTACAGACCGCACACAGGCTGATGTTGATAGAGTTAATGAGCTTCTTGCTAAGGTTAAGCTAAGCAATATGACGGATTCAGAGCAAGCAGAGTTTTTGCAAGACCTTAAAGGTGCTATAAATACCTCTGACTTGCTCAGAATCAAGAATAACATAGAGCTACTAGCCGAAGTGCTGGAGCTTAATTTAACAATATCAGCGGTGCCAGAAATACCCACACAAGAGTATTTTCAGGAGATATGCACAAATGTGCAAGCAATCAGGGATTGTCACTTCTGTTATGTTAGTACGCCGAATGCACCAGCACCACCACTTAACACGTATAAGAAGTGGAACGACATCGAACAGATTATAGCTGATGCTTATTATCTATTAACAGATAACTTCCACTACTATGCTGGAGAGCAGCTGTACAGCGGTGACGATTTCGCATTGTTATTATAGTAAAGGAGAAAAAAACAAATGTTTACCAAAAAAACGTGGGCTGATAGAATAGCCGAATTTATCACAAGAAGAACATTGACTTATGAAGATAATTCAACAGCAGTGGTAACTGTTGAGCGTAACGAGGGTGAAGTATCACAGGTTGGTGATGCTTTCTCCGCTCAGAATATGAACGACTTAGAAGATAGAATTTCTAACGCTTTCAATGAGATAAATACGAATTTAACCGCTAATAGCAAGCCATTTAAGTTTGGATACCAGAGCGGTAAGTATGGATATATCATAGATAATATTTTTAACCCTTTTAGAGTACCCCATACAGCTACAAAAACAGTATCTAATTTCGGTACTACTGATATGGGGATAGAACACGAATACCGATATATTAATGTACCGTATAATTCATTAATAGGCTCAGTTAAATACACGTATGACACAGTAGATAGAATTTATTCATCTTGGCTTACTGTTGATAGCTGGTCTAAATACCGAGGATTTGTTACAGCTGCTTTTGCTGGTAATGGTGTTGGGGGTGTAAGCTGGGGTACTATATCGGCTGACGGCTCAATAAACTATACCAGTAGAAGTGAAAAAGTAGATGTAACAGTATCAGGCAATAGTATTCGGGGCGAAGAACATATAATGTCAAATGTGGGTGTATTCCTACTTATTTTTTAACAATAAAAGCACTTAGTAAAAATACTAAGTGCTTTATTCTTTAAAACAATCTCATAAATGCAACTGAATTAACCCACGCTCCCTCATTTTGGAATGTAAGCTTTAAGCTAGTTGATGTAGCTCTAATATAAGCTAACTGGATTCTTCCACCTTTACCAGTATCCATACAAGAATAGACAGGGGAACGTGCTATCACATCACCACCAGTAGCACTTATATTAACATCACTTGAAAGTTTATCGGCATGAAATAAGCAAACCACATAATAACCACCATTAACCACAGATACAGTATTGCTGGCGGATACACCACCACTTGTAATAACAGAAGGTGCAGTGTTAGGTACATTGTTAAGGTTCAGATAACGGACTGTGTGTTCTTCCCCCATATCCACTGTCCCTCTTGTGGTAGGTGTTAAAGTAGTGGTATGGGGCAATCTAAAAGGGCTAAATACATTATCTATAAAATATCCGTATTTTCCGCCCTGGTATCCGAATTTAAAAGGCTTATTGTTGGCGGTTAAATTCGTATTTATCTCATTAATCTATTTTAGCCCTAAATCACAGTTATCCTTAAGTTGTACAAAAAAATCATCACAAAGGAGTAATAAATATGGAAAATGCTAAAATTCTTAAGATTTTCATTTGCTCCGTTGTTGGCGTTTTAGGAACAGGAATAACTTATCTATGTGGAGAATGGAGCAACGCTATGCAGACACTAGTAATCTTAATGGTTATTGACTATCTCACAGGCTTAATGGTTGCTGGATTATTCCAAAATTCCTCAAAGACCAAGAGCGGCGGACTCAAATCTTCAATCGGATTTAAGGGATTGTGCAAGAAATTTGTAATGCTGTTAATCGTTGCAGCAATGTACAGAGTCGAGATAATGTTAGATATCCACGGCTTGCGCGATTTAGCAGTTATCGGTTTTGCAGCAAACGAGCTTATCAGTATTACAGAAAATGCTGGATTAATGGGAATCCCATTACCACCAGTAGTTAACAAAGCTATTGCAATTTTAAATGAGTCATCTAATGAAGAGGTAGAGGGGGAATAATTATGGCAGTATACACAGTACACGGCGGACACGCAGCACACGGCAATAAGAATTGTGGAGCAGTAGGCTATTGCTCAGAGTCATTAGTAGACAGACAGATTAAAGACGCAGTAATTAAATATCTTAGATTGATGGGCCATACAGTCTATGATTGCACTGTAGATAGTGGGCTTACAGCGGGTACTATCATTACAGCAATTAAGAAGAAAATTAATTCACACGCTGGTGTTACTGCTAATATCTCAATCCATTTAAATGCCAGCACCAAGAGCAAGGCTGACAACAAAACAAAAGGTACAGAGTGCCTGGTATATTCTTTGTCAGATAAAACAGCTTGTGATATTAGCACAAGGATCTGTGCAAATATGAAGAAGCTTGGCTTCACAAACAGAGGAATTAAAGAGCGCACTAATCTAGCAGTGCTTAAGGGTATCAAAAATGGTGGTGTTAATATCCTTGTTGAAACACTTTTCTGCGATGATGAGGACGATTACAAGCTCTTAAACAGTGTTGGTGCTGACAGAATCGGCAAGGCTATTGCTGAGGGTATTACAGAACAGGCTGTAGTTAATAAAACATCGTTCAAATACAATGATGTTGATTACTCTAAGGTGTTCGACCCTGAGTTTTATGCTAAGTCTAATCCAGATGTAGCACAGGCATTTGGTGATGATGCTGTTAAGTTATTCAATCATTTCCGTACATACGGTATGAAAGAAATCTCAAGAGCTGGTAAGACTATCGCAACATTTAATGTAGCAGTATATAAGGCTCATTCGGCAGATTTAAGAGCTGCTTTTGGTGATAACTTACCAGAGTATTACAAGCACTATTGCCAGCACGGATACAAGGAGAACAGGAGAGCCATTTAATGAGCGACTATCTGAAGATTAGACAATCTAACACAGATGTTATTTTGTGGTGGAAACGTCTTGTAGATAAGACATATAATATAAGTGACAAAGGAAAGCTACTAAGCTTGATTGAGTCACTAAAATAGCTAACTACTTTTTTACATAATAGTCCTCCTTTTATTTAATTTATTCTAACAAAAAAGAGCCTCTTAACCCCAAGGCTCTTTTTTGTTGCGTTGTGTTTTGTAAAAAATTGCACCAGATTTGCACCAAAATTTTAAAGAATGGCGTAAATTCAAGGCATTTTTAGTGCCGGCAGTGGGACTTGAACCCAAAGCCGTTATAATTCGGATAAATGCTGAACCACCGCTAATCTATTGATTTTTCTAGGCTTGCGGTGGTTTTTCTGTGCTAAAAAATACAAACTAGATTTGTACTTACAAATGGGTTTTGTTAAAAATTTGCACCAAAATTGCACCATTACTTCAACACATCAACCATCTTTCGTTGAATCTCTTTATCTTTGTCAATTCTTGCGTGAGTGTATATTCTCTTCATAACTGAATCTGAGGACCAGCCTAAGACTTTCATAATATCTTTAGAATTAAAGCCAGCGTGATACAGCTCCGTGGCGCAATAATGTCTGAATGCGTGTAGCTTAAATCTAGGTATATTTAACTTCTTTTGCTTGTGTATAAGATACTCATAGATTTTATCTGGATGACCTTTAAAAACGTATCCTTGCGCTTGTATGCGCTCATACAAGCCAGTGTCTATAGGTACATCTCTTGTACTGGCGGTAGTCTTGTTATATGGCTGTATAATCCATTCGTTAGTGTCGGATTGCACCAGCGCTTTGTTAATGCTTACATAAGTTGGATGTACATCCGATATATCAAGAGCCATTATCTCAGAACGGCGCATGCCGTACTTAGCAAGCGAAAAGATAATATAGTATTTATCGTTGCAATCCGCCAGAATCCGTTCTACATCTTCTTTTGTTGGTATGTAGGCTTCAACCTTTTGTGGCTTTGGCAAAGTAAGGTTAAATACTGCAGTAGGAATAAATGTAGTAATTACTGATGTTATGAATGTGCGATAGTTTTTCACAGTTTTTGGCGTATGGTCCACAGATAAATCATTAATCAACTGCTGCAATGTAATCTGGTCTATATCGCCTATAGGTCTTTCACTAAAGTCTTGTGGTAAATTCTTTAGCATAGATTTGTAAGAGCGTTTCGTGCTTGCTGACAGGATATTATCTTTTAAGGCTATATATTTGTTAGCACAATCCACAAAAGAGCTTCTAGGGGCATTCTGCAAGGTCACAACACTATCTATTCTTTTTTGTAGTTCTGCGTTAATCTCCGCTTGTGTTGGTCTATGGTCGAATGTGAGAGAATATCTCTTGCCGTTAACCATAGGTTGCACACGGTATTTACCTGATCGGCGTACTGATTTCATTTACTAATCTCCTTTGATGTTGCTAAAGGTCTCTTTCCTGGTATGTCTGTTCTATTTCTTTTGAGTATTCAATGCCTAATGTACGGCATACCATAGCTTGCGTGAGGCTATCTGCTGAACGATAAGCCTTTATTACTTCACGTTCATCCGTAGAAATAAGGATTTCATCCCAGTCGATATTCTTCATTTGACTAAAGACTTTATCGGATAGATATTTAGTGATTACTTTTTCCGCATTTCCAATATTACCCGCTTTGTTTTTTATTTCTATTATCGTATTCAGGTTATCAGGCTCACAATACGCATTAATAATTTGTTTAAAATCGGTAAGCTCTTTGTGAGATATTCTTGCTTTTTCATCCTCAACCAGCTCAGACTTAGACACATTGAAGTAATTAGCAAGCATTTCAATTTTGTCAATTCGTGGGTAGGTCTTAGCATTGCACCAGTCTGAAAAAGTAGTGTTTGGAATATTGAGAGTGGAGCATATCATAGAAGCATTTACCCCTTTTTTATCCATCAGGTGTTTGATATTTCTAGCCATTATTTCTTTATTTCCTAAACTCATAACAATCCCTCCAATCTGCTTTATACCTATATTATATACGATAAAACCGAAAAGAAAAATTAAAAACCGAAAAAAATTTGCAAAAAGTTATTGACATTACGGTATAACAGTAATAATATAATGACATCGGGATAAACCGTAAGAGAAAAACAAATAGAAAGGGGGTGTAAAAATGCCAATCACACTAAAGGCTGCAAGGGTAAACAGAGGTTTAACACAGCAAGAAGCAGCTAAGTTAATCGGAGTAGAAGCAGACACTTTAAGAAGTTGGGAAAGTGCTAAGAGCTTTCCAAAGGTTCCACAGATTATTCAGATAGAGAAAATTTACGGGTTACCTTACAGTGAGATTAATTTTTTACCATCAAGTACGGTTAAACAGTAAACAGTGAAACAGATACGGAATGAAAGGAGAACAATGGAACTAATCAAAGTTGATTTCGATACACAAATGGTATCCGCCAGAGATTTATATGAATCAGTAGGCAGCACCGAAAGATTTTCGAATTGGTTTAACAGGCAGTTACAGTTCGGTTTTGTTGAAAATGAGGATTATGTAGGGCGTAAAACTTTTAACACCCTAGCAAGACAGGAATTACAAGATTATCAACTAACACTTGATATGGCAAAGCAAATCTGTATGGTGCAGAAAAACGAAAAAGCTAGAGCGATTAGGCAATACCTGATTGACTTGGAAAAAGCTTGGAACACTCCAGAACAGGTAATGGCGAGAGCTCTTAAGATTGCCAATCAGACAATTGATAGCCTTCACGAAAAGGTTGCTGAATTGCAACAGGATAACGAAAGAATGAAGCCTAAAGAAATCTTTGCTGATGCAGTAGAGACTAGCAGAACATCAATTCTTATCGGAGACTTAGCGAAGCTCATTTGTCAGAACGGCTACAGCATAGGTCAAAACAGACTGTTTGAGTGGCTAAGAGCTAACGGCTATCTGCTGAGTAATGGCGCATCAAAAAACATGCCAGCTCAAAGATATATGGATTCAGGTTACTTTGAAGTTAAAGAAAGAGTAATAAGCAATCCAGACGGATCCACACGAATTACTAAGACCACGAAAGTAACTGGAAAAGGTCAAATTTATTTCGTTAACAAGTTTATGGGTATTAAGAATGGCAGCACTAACACAAAGCCAAAAGTTGCAACAGCTCATTAAGAAGAAACACAAAGAGCTAAAGCACAAATTACAAGACAGTAACATCAATCAATCAGATATTGCAGAATTAACTGGATTGACTCAACAAGCAATAAGCTATCAGCTCAGGACAGGCCGTATAACTTATGAGGTACTAATAGCGATTGAAATGCTTTTAGAACAGTAACCGCTGAAATAAAACAGAAAGGGGGCAACAGAGACAGCACTATCGTTTCTGTACGTATAATATCTCTAAAAAATTCAATCTGGACCACACACAGTGGGCTTTCATAATTGCAGTTCTGATTTTAGCAATTATTTTCATTCATCAAACAATCAATTAATTGAATAGAGGAAGGAGCAAACTATTATGCCAGAAAAGAGAGCTTTTATTGAGAGATTTGCTGATTTTTACATCACTAATTGTGATAACCAGAGTGGGTTGCTCGATTTACAGTACAGCCGTGAAGGTGCTGACGAGTGGGTTTACGCGATTTTTAGAAGCGGTTGCCGTAAGCGATTCAATATCACAGGGGATAGCAACTTAGCGATATTGGTAGACTTCGTTAATTTTATCAATAATTTCGAAGATTATCAGTGGATTATGTGAGGTAAAAAATGCAATACGAAGTAGAGATAAATGTAGTTAGCAAGATTACAGTAAGAATCACCGCACCAAGCGAGCAAAGAGCCTTAGAGATTGCAAGTGACAGGATAGACAATGAGGATATTGATTTGCTGGATGGTGAGGTAAGCAATTGGGAGATTAACAGCATAGAGCAAATAGAGAGGTAGCAAATGGACATTACAATTAAATCATTACCAGTTATCGAGGCGGATTTTGAAGCTGCCGAGAATTATCTAACAGAGCAGTTAGAGGGCTATAAAACAGTGGTATTCACTGAGGATACCAAGAAAGAAGCAAAGGAGACTGTAGCCAATCTCCGTAAGGATAAGAAAGCCTTACAAGATAAGGTTAAGAGTCTTAAGTCAGAGTATATGGCACCATTTGAAGCATTTGCAGATAAGGCAAACTTGCTGATTGAAAAGTATGACGTGCCAATTAATTACATCAATAATCAGATAGCAGATTTTGAAGCAAAGCGAGTTGAGGAAAAGAAAGCACTGATCAGTGAAATTTATCTGGAGCTTATTCCAGAAGAAGATATACAAGAGGCGTTAACTCTTGATTCTATTTACAACAAGAAATGGGAAAACGCCACTTTCGCGCAGAAGAACATCAGAGAAGAGATAATGCAGCATAAAGCAGATTTTAAATCTGCAATGACAACCATTACCGCAATGCACAGTGATAAGGAAGAAGAAGCCAAGAAGATGTATATCCGCAATCGCAACCTTAACGAAGTGCTTGAATACCTGGCACAGTACGAAGAGTACAAAAAGCAGATTGCGGAGCAAGAGAGATTAAAAGCACAACAAGAGCTTGAAGCAAAAATCAGACAGGAAGAAAGAGAGAAAGCAGAAGCAGAGCTTAGACACCAACAGGAGATGGCAGAGCTGGAGAGACAGAAAGAGGAAGAAATCAGACAGACAGCGGAAGAAGCTAATGCAGCTATTGAAGAGGCTGAGGCTAATGTGATTGAGAGATTCATCCCAGAAGAAAGTGAAGAACCGGTTGAGGATTACAGCTACACAATCAAGCTAACCAGCGAAAGCAAGAAAAAGCTTGAAATGTTTATGAATTCTATAGGGATTGAATATGAGGAAATTGATTTTTAGAGAGGTAAAAAATGGATTTTAGAACACTAAGGGCTGACGAAATCGAATGTAGAGTATCTACAGTTAATGCCAACGGCGTGAGCTTGCTACTTTACAAAGATGCAAGAGCAGATATGAATTTGTTAGATGAAACTGTAGGGCCTGAGAGGTGGCAAAGAAGCCACGAATTAATTAACGGAAACCTGTTTTGCAATGTAGAAATCTTAATCAATGGCATATGGGTTAGAAAACAGGACGTTGGAACAGAAAGCAATACACAGGCGGAAAAAGGGCAAGCCTCAGACAGCTTTAAAAGAGCTTGTGTTAACTGGGGGATAGGCAGAGAGCTTTATACAGCGCCGTTTATTTGGGTAGGTGCTGACGGTTGCAACCTCAAAGAGAACAAAGGCAAAGTTACAACCTTTGATAAATTCAGTGTCACTCACATAGCTTATGACAGCAGTCGTAATATCACAGAGCTTGCTATAAAGAACCTTAACACTGGTAAACAGGTGTTTAGGTTTGGAATGTCGAGAGTATCAGAAAAGCAGCCACCCACAGTTCAGGCAAAGCAAGAGGCTAAACAGGAAGGTGCAGAGCTCAAAGCAAAGGTACTTAGTTATATCAACAAAAATAACACTCCAGAACAGATAGCTGCATTGTTTAAGTATTTCAAGATATCTGGTCCAGAAGAACTTACAGTTGATATTTGCCACAAGTACATAGCACAGCTTGAGAAAAAAGGAAAATCAATAGATTAAAGGAGATAGAGAAGATGAACAAAGTTGTATTAATTGGAAGATTAACAAAAGACCCAGAGGTAAGATATGGCGGTGAGAATAATGATAAAGCTGTAGCACGATTCACTGTAGCCGTGGATCGCAAATTTAAGACAGAAAATCAGAGTGCTGATTTTATTAACTGCATTGCTTTTGGAAAGACTGCAGAATTTATAGAGAAGTACTTCACAAAGGGTATGAGGATTGCAGCAGATGGACGTATTCAGACAGGCTCTTATACAAACAAAGAGGGTAACAAGGTCTATACCACTGATGTAGTACTGGAAAATGTAGAGTTTTGCGAGAAAAAAAACAGTGCCCAGGATGTACCACCATCACAGCCAGATAATGACGGATTTATGAACATTCCAGATGGAATTGACGAAGATTTACCATTTAATTAAGGGGTGCAAAGATGATTCACATTATTGGTGATTACGAGGGAGCCACACAAACACTAGACGGACTAACACTTATCAGTTTTGCATGCGACCAAACAGACTTAACTGAAAGCTTAGCCCGCCTAGAGGGTGAAGAGGTTGTGCTCGAAATAAAAAAGCACAACCACAAGCGCTCACTATCAGCTAACGGCTATCTTTGGAAACTATGTTCGCTAATAGCTCAGCACTTGCATACCGATAAAGATACCATTTATTTTTTGATGTTGCAAAAATACGGAGTATTTGTAGATATTGAATGTTCTTTAGCAGCTGTGGAACACGTAAAAGCTCAATTCAAATACTGTGAGGAACTAAAAGAAGATTTCTTAGGTGGTAACACAGTATACACGGTAAGAGGATATATCGGTTCATCCTCTTACGATACATTCGAAATGTCAAAGCTAATAGATGGTGTGGTTAACGAATGCAAAGACCTTGGGATTGATACTTGGTCTCAATCAGAAGTGGACAGGCTAATTAAGGAGTGGGAATGTACAACAAATACAAAGCAAAAAAAGCAATAGTAAACGGCATTGTTTTTGACTCTAGGAAAGAGGCTAAAAGATATAGAGAGCTGGTAGCCCTAGAAGATGACGGAGAAATAACAGAGCTTAAGAGACAGGTGCCATTTGAGATAGTGCCAAAGCAAGACCTGTTAAGACCAGTGGAGTACAAAGGCAAGCTCAGAAAGACCGAAAGAGCTGCAAAGTATGTAGCTGATTTCACATATCGCAACAAGAACGGAGAATTGATTGTTGAGGATACCAAGGGAGTTAGAACGGCGGATTATATTTTAAAAAGAAAGTTGATGTTATACGTACACGGCATACAGATAACAGAAGTATAGGAGAGGATAACGATGGAAATTAAGATTACAGCAGAAGAAGTAATTATGTTAGAGGCATTCAGACAGATGCGCAAGGCACATAAGAGCAAGGCACCAAATAGAGATAAGGAGCGAGCAGTAAACGACATATTCTGGAGAGCAAACAAGGCTATTGATATATGTACAGGAGAGGATCAGTAATGGCAGATAGGAGAATGTTTACAAAAAAAATTACAGATTCTGATGCTTTTACTGCCTTACCACCTAGTACACAAGCACTCTACTTTCACTTATGTATGGGTGCAGATGATGACGGATTTTCGAACAAATTACGAACAGCTATGTTCAATGCTCACGCCGACCAGAATGATTTAGGATTATTAGTTCAAAACCGTTTTGTAATTCCATTTGATAATGGAGTAATCGTTATCAAACATTGGAAAATGCACAACGTGATAAGAGCTGACAGGTATCACGAAACAGAGTATCTAGAAGAAAAATCAACACTTTTGCTTAAAGATAACGGCGTGTATACAGAGGGTTTTTCATTATCTGACAACCAAGTGACAACCAATTGGCAACCAAATGACAACCAAATGGAAACCGAGGTTAGGTTAGGTAAGGATAGTATAGGTAAGGATAGGTTAGGAAAGGCTAGGAAAGGTAAAACGGCTGCGCCTGTTTTTTATCCGAACGATGAAAAACTCAATGAAGCATTCACTGACTATGTAGATATGCGAAAGAAGATTAAGGCACCTATGACGGATAAAGCTATAACCTTGGCTATTAATAAGCTGGATAAGCTGTCAAATGGCGATAACGACACTGCTATAGCTATTCTTAATCAGTCAGTGATGAACAGTTGGAAAGGATTGTTTGAGCTTAAGACCAGTAGGAGCCAGCAACAAGGTAGCTTGATAGATGCTATGAAAGATTGGTGATAGAGGATGGACAGAGAACGATTTAAAGAAGTGATTTCACTGTTGAACACCATCTACTCAGATAAACCACCGTGTCCTAATCAAATTACATTTGATACCTGGTATGCACTGTTTAGAAATCACGACGAAAGCGTGGTTAAGGCTGCTGCACAAATGTACATATCAACTGAACATTTCGCACCTAAGCCAGCAGATATTTTAGAGCTGTGTGCAGAGCTCCAGAAAGACGAGGAACGGTCACCACTAGAGGCGTGGAACATAGCATATAAGGCTATATGCAATGGATATTACAATTACAAGGCTGAATTTGCTAAGCTACCACCGATAATTCAGAGAGTCATCGGCAAGCCTGAGAACCTCAAAGAAATGGCTCAAATGGATATCAATACAGTAAATAGTGTTGAGCAATCACATTTCATCAAGCTATACAATGCGGAGCTTGCAAGAGAAAAGACAATTAATATGCTACCTGAGAACATACGACAAGGGTTAGCAGAGATTAACAAGCGGTACGCATTGCCAGATGATAACTCAGTACTGGTAATCGAAAGCAAGAATGAGCCTTACGTAGATAACAGAGTAGATGGAACAGAATATGTGGAAAGATTAAAAACAAAATGGTAACGGAATACAACAATATATGCGCTATCTGTGGAAAACCTAAAGAATGCACCCACCACCTAGTGTTCGGGCGAGGTTTGCGAGAATTAGCGGACGAGGACGGATTGACATTACCGATGTGTAATAATTGCCATAACATGGCAACCTCACAATTAGACAGGATTCACGGCAATCCAATGGCTGAACACTTAAGCAAGATGGTTGGACAGTTAGCTTTTGAAATGAGCTATTGCTCAAAGGGTATCCCACAGGAGATAGCCAGAGATGAATTTAAAAAACGGTACGGAAGGAGCTATTTATGAGTGAACCTAAGACAATTAAATGTAAGTGCTGTGGAAAGGAATTTGAAAAGCACGGACGAGCGTTATTTTGTAGTGAAGCATGCAGAGAAGAAAAAAGAAGATTAAGAGAGGTACAGCAAGCGGAGAAACAAAGAGAAAAGAGAGCAGCTGAGAAAGAAGCTAAGAAGAAAGCAGAAGCGGAAAGAAAAGCATTCAGGACTACTGACCACCAGACATTGGAAAATCGAACTAAGACAGCAAAGGAAGAATGCACCACATACGGAAAGCTACAGGCGGAGCAATACAAGAAGCTGGTCAAGGTTGAATTTCCAAAGAAGCCAGTATCAAGGGAGTTTAGAGCACAGCAATTCAATGAAATAGTAGAACAGAATTTATTAACTAATTTGTGACATAAGAAAGGTTATGAAAATGGGAAAATCAAAATTCGATTACTACGGAGTTGTTAAGAAATTGATTATGATATCCGCCAATCATTGTGTGGGAGACAGCGAACAGATAGACCGAATTAAAAAAAGTATGGGCGAAGTCAACGAGGAAATATCTAAGCAGTATTATGGTCCAGAGATTCTAAAGGCGGTAGATATGATTCTACTGAGAAAGACAAAAAGCATTGAGGGGGCTGCACTGGAATTACACCACTGTGAAAACACTGTAAAGCTCTGGATTAACAGTTACGTGTATAAGGTAGCAAAGAAAGCGGGGTTTAATTATGAGTGAAGCGTTTAGAGATTTTGAAGAGTGGTTAGTGTTATATGCAGAAAAACATCATTGCACAGTGGCAAAGGCGAAAGAAACAGCAATGGCAACAGCTATAAAGTTAATGTTTAAAGAGCGTGACAGCGTTAAATGAGGGCATAGAGCCACGTTAAATGAATAGACGATAAAATTATCACTTGAATGGTTGACGTGGCTCTGACAGGCAAAATAAAGGAGAGAAAGACTATATGCAGAGAATACCTAAAAGCAAATATGCACCTATTAGATGCACTAAGAAGATGGCACAGTTAATCAGACAGGCAGAGAGGGGTATATCAGAAGAGGCTGAAAAGCAAGTTGATTTGTGCGTGTGCTCAATGGTGATAGCGCTATATAAATACTGGGGATATAGAGAAGATAGAATTTCTAAAATTATCAATCTGGAGAATGAGATATTTAATGAGTGCGGATCGGATAATAACCTATCAATGATTCGTATGTGTGATGAAGAATGCGACATTGAACTGACTAACTGCGAGGGCATAAGCTACCGAGATAAGATATTCTTGAATGCTGAAATAGATGACGGAAAGCCACTTACAAGCGCCCAGTGGCTGGCAATGAGGCAGAATCAAAAGAAATGGGTTGAGGCTCAAATAATGGCTTGTATGTTCATAGCAATGCACAGAAAAGAGGGCTGGGGATTTAAGAGATTATCAGAGCTGGGAACTAAGATGGCTGCAATCAAAGCCGAAGCAGATTACAATCCAGAGAAGATACGACAAATGGCAAAAGAACAAGCAGATTTTACGTGGACAGGAGATTTTGACGATGCAACAGGGTGATGTTATTAGATGTACAGACAAAGAAGAGTTAATCAGGGTTGACAGTTCACTTTGTCAACAGGGATATAACACAGATTTTAGATATGAGTACAAGGGCGAGCACGGATTGTTTATTGAGATACTTGCAGAACCGTCTGAGGCAGCCGTAGTAGACCCGAAAGAAAGAATGTGTAATGATTATTGCCGATTCACTCAAAAAGGCTATATGAGCGAATATGGCGGTATAACACAGGAAACGTTGGAGCAGATATGTAATGGTTGCCCGTTAAAGGAGTTGTGATGAAAAAGTACAATTGTGATGGTCAGATGTCATTATTTGATTTTTTAGAATCGCCAGCGGAAGAAAATTATACCGATATAGAAGCAAAGCTATACAAAGACACCATCTTAAGAGGTAGCGGGTTTGCAAATGGAAAAACAAGAATCTGCAAATACTTTGAGGATGAAGCGGATACCCCAAAAAGAGCTGATTTCCTTAAACAAGAGTATGGTGTCGGTGGCTGGTCTACAGATTTTGGTTTTGTTGATTGCGGTGCTGGTGGCTTAGATTTTAACTATAGTGACGATTGGAAAACAGAGCATCCAAGTAAATCAAGGTTAGTACATTCTGGATGGCCAATGGTAGCTCAAAAAATAGCGGAGCTTATTGAAAGCGGGGAATATAAGCCAGATATCGAAAAGAAAGTGTGTGAATTCTCAGGGCATACGTGCAATAAAGAAGAATTATGGAAAGTAGCTATTGAGATTGATACACAATGCCCTAAAAAGTGCTGTAGGCTATGTGATATACAGGATTGCGGAGCTAGATGTAATGGAGCGCCAAAAGAACCGCCTATATTACTCAAAGAAGGACAGATAGTATACACAATCTTAAGGTGTGAGATTATCCCTTACAAGGTTAGTGGTAATAGCTGGACATACGAACATCAGACAGGCAGAGAAAGAGGCTACGGCTTATTAACCTTGGATGAACACCCAAGCCACAGTGTATGTAGTAATGGCAGCATAGGGAACACAGTATACACCACTTTAGAAGCTGCACAGAACTGGCAAAAGAAAATGATTGAGATATTTGGTGATAATTTGTTACCAGTAGAAGAAATGCACATAGAAAAGGTGGTTGCATATTCTTACACACAAAAAGACTTTTACAGTGACGGCGAGGACAGGTTAGTAACTAACTTCTACGCAATATTAGATAATGGGCTTATTTACCTACACACAGGTAGCAAGTATGAACATTGTTACCAGAATATTAAAAAGGGTATCAAAGAATTTGAAGAGGACAAAGCTAATCTGATTAAGTGGGAAAAAGAGCTGACAGATATTGAGGACTATGAGCCAACTCTGCAGAATATGTATAAGTCAGGACACGACTCTTGGGATTATTCAGAAGCACGATACTCATATATGGGGGTTAACAATGGAATCAAAGAAGAATAAAAAGGATCCGTTCGACTATATATGCGATGGTCAAATGTCTATAGACGAATGGCTCAATGATACATTTCCGAAGCAGTGCTGTGGCGTGACTCCGTGGCTACATAAGACAAAGTGCTGTAAATGGGACCCAGCTAAGCCTCAAGAATATATGATGTACTATGTTTGTCCTATATGTTTAAACGCTCCTGTTGATGAAACAGGGTGGACTAAATATAGACACGGCACTTATGACAAAGCTAAAAAGCAAGCCCTGGCGGATTGGAACGACCCAGAAGCTAAGTTTGAAGCTAAAGAATATTTGAATTACGTACATTGCTCATTTAGTGACTATGAAGAATGGGAAAAGCTCTACGGAATCCCATACGAAGATTATTGCAAAAAGAAAATTGCGGAAAGGGAAAACAAAAATGCTTGAATTACCAATCAAAAAAAAGTGGTTCGATATGATTAAGCACGGCGAAAAGAAAGTAGAGTACAGAGAAATAAAAGAATACTGGTCCAGCAGATTCACTCACGAAGATATGCTAGAGTGTTTTTACAGAAACGGCGAAACCATATACAAGCCAACAGGCGTAAGGGTTTACGTGAGATTTAAAAACGGCTATGGTGCAGCAGCACCAAGCATTAAAGCACTGGTAAGCCTATCCATTGGCAAAGGGAAGCCAGAGTGGGGAGCTGTTGAGGGTGAAGAGTATTACAGACTATACATACATCAGATTGAGGGGGATTGATTATGAGTAAATTAGTATGCGAGTACACACGTAACCGCCATAACTACGTCAGTGGTTGTGGCTACCGTGTACCTTATCATGTTAAATGGGTAGCTTGCCCATACTGCAGTAGAAAAATTGTTAATTTAGGTGGTTTGAGGCGCTGGAAACAGCGAGATAAGGAGAATGATAATGCTTAAGTGGGTAATAATAGGAATAGTGGTAGCAATCTGGATAATGGCTACAGCATAAGGGGGTACAAAATGGAATTAATTGAAAAGAGCATGCAGCAGATTAAAAAATACTGTGAGGATCATCCAACCTGTAAGGGGTGCAAAAAGAACAAAAAGCATATAGGTTGTGAATTCAGGGGTAAGAGCCCTAGAGAGTGGAATAAAGAAAGCGAGGAAAAGTAAATGACAGAATTAATAGTACTATCAAGTGATGATTTAAAAACTTTAGAACGTGGTGGAGTTTTGGAGTGGAACGGAAATAAAGACATAAGACTAATCTTTGGCGAGAGCATTGAAGAGGGTGTTGAGAGATACCAAAAGTTAGCAGAAAGTGAGGGAGTAAATGAAAACAGTTAATATTTGTGGAATACCGCACAAGATTAGATATAAGCACACCATTGCAGAAGAGGACGAGGGTGTTGTTAATGGATTAATAGAACTTTCTAAGTGCAGGATTACTCTTAAAAAGGGTATGACAAAGAAATTTGAACAGGAGACATTAATCCACGAAATGATACACGGAGTATTACATCACATTGGCAGGTATGAATTATCTGAGGACGAGGAATTTGTACAAGGATTAGCCAATGGATTAGCCAATAGTGATTTTTATGTGAAAGTGAGGATGAAGAATGAATAAGAAACTAGCAGAATTAAAAGTAATAAAATCAGCGGATTATTATAATAAAGTGGTAGAAGCTCTTGAAAAAGCTGGATATTTACTAGTTCTTGAAGCTGAAACTACCACCGACAGATATTATATCGTGGCAGAGGTGAGGGAAAATGACTAAGGAACAAAAAGCATTAAAAAACTTAAAAGATATTTTAGCCGAAGCTACTATGGATGAAAATTCTGTATGCTATGTGACGGGAGAAGATAAGGAGACTTTAGAAATAGCTATCAAGGCACTAGAGCAACAGCCTTGTGATGAGTCAATCAAATACTTTGAATCTAATGATATAGATATACAGAAATTTACCAAAGCCTTGAAAATGCAACCATTGCAGATAATTAAATCTAATACTTCTGAGGATTGCGTAAGTAGACAGGCGGTATTGAGCGAAGCTGAACTAATTGAACTAGAAGATGGACAATCCTTTATGTCTATAGACCCAGAAGATGTGAAAGCCTTGCCACCTGTAACACCTACACAAAGTTGGATTCCTGTTAGTGAGAGGTTGCCAGAAGATAGAAATATTGTGCTTGTAACTGCATATTGGCACGAAACCTATCAAGTTATGATGGCATCATATTTTGGAGAGGGTTTGTGGTGGTGTGTTCCGTTTAACAATTGTGGAGACCACATGCAGAAATTGAATCCTAAGGCATGGCAACCTTTACCACAACCATACAAAGAAAAGCGAGGTGATGAAAATGGTAGCAATTAAAGATTTTGGAATGCCTAGTTGTTGTGCAGAGTGTAATTTAACCGCCTGTAAAGGCTATGATGAACCGTGGAATTATTGTTGTTCAGTAACGTTAACAGACATTAATCTAAATGACGCTACAAAACCTAGTGATTGCCCTCTAGTAGAAATAGAAGAACGCAAGGTAGGAAAGTGTTCGGGTTGTAGCCACGCAGAATGTTCGCACACACAAGTAATGCAGATACCACCAGTAGATGTAATAGAGCGTGACAAAATTAACAAGGCTATAGAGGAAATGGATAACATAGACCTTAACGAGTATGCTGATAATACATATCAGTTAGTTAATGAATGTATTAATATTTTTAAAAGAAATATAGGAGAGTAGATATGAAATACACAATAGAATTAACAGACAACCAGAAAAAGCAGATGGATTTATTGTGTGAGCTAGCACACCGATATGTCGGCTTTAATCCAAAGTTAGAGCCTATTGAAAATTTATGGGAAAGTGAATTAGAAAAACATAGAAAACAGGTTTATAACAGTGCCATTACTCAGCACAAGGCAGAGGCTACAATTTCAAGGTTCTAAGAGCCAAAATACTATATCGCAACTCAGCAGTTAAACAGGCAAAGTACAATTACTACAAGCCTGAGAAGTTAGATGGCAGAGCGATAATTGAGCACTGTGACATGATACTTGATGTTAATGGAATACAACTCATTATCGAGCCTAAGTCAGTAGGTGCTGGTGTTGATATTGACGAATTATCCGAGGTTTTACGGAGTAACACATCTTTTATCTATCAAAAAGCAGTTGAAAAGCTATTAAAGGAGCAAAGTAATGAACGCAATTCCACTTGAACTTAAAGAAGCAAATGCCTTCGTTGAAGAATTACATAGACATCACGCTCCCGTCCATCGTGACAAGTTTCGTTTTGGTGTCACTGATGATAATGGTATTCTTCATGGCGTTATTCAGTTAGCAAGACCTGTTTCAAGGATTCTCGATGATGGAAAAACCATTGAAGTAGTCAGGTGTTGCACAGATGGTACTTATGATTGCTGCTCGTTTCTGTATTCAAGGGCAGCTCGTATAGCTAAAGAAATGGGCTACAAACGAATCATCACATACATCCTAAAATCTGAATTAGGTACATCTCTCAAAGCTTCGGGATGGCATTTAGAGGATGATGATTGCGGTGGCGGCTCATGGAGTGTTCCAAGTAGACCAAGAGACCTTATCGATGGTCAATACAGTTTATTTGGAGAAAACAAACCTAAGTATTCCACCGAAAAGAAACAACGTTGGAGCAAGGAACTTTGATAACCAACCACACCACTTCACTTAGCTAAAGTCTTGTGGTTGGTTTTCTTAAAACCACACTGAAAGTTAAATATCCTTAAAAAGAAATATCAATCTGAATAATTGTAATTTTATCAATACGATGGATTCTTTCATCTTAGATGGCACTATTTATTGCCCTATCAAATAATGCAATAGTGAAGGAGTAATCAAATGAAAAAGACAAATATAATTATAAGAGTATCAGACAGGGAGAAAGAAGAAATTAAAGCAACAGCGGAAGCGTTTGAAATGAGTATGAGCGAATACATATTAATGCTACACCGTAAGAACATAGCTAAAGAGCCTTAATCAGGGCTCTTTTTTATTTGTTAATCACATCTATATGCGCCTTGATACTAAGGTATTCTAGCATTGTAAGGACCAATACCTCTCCAATTGACATAGGCCTGTAAGTACATACGTGCTTATGGGCTTTTATTTTAAAAAAAAGGGTGAATTATATGCCAAGAGACGGAACACGCAACTTAGTACCGATGAATAAGCGAACTAAGGAAGAACAAAAGAAAATAGCCACGGCTGGGGGCATAGCAAGCGGACAGGCAAGAAGAAAGAAAAAGACTATGCAAGAGTTAGCAAAGTTGGTTGCTGCTTCTCCTGTTTCAAGAAACTCTGATAAGAAAGCGCTAGAGCGAATAGGTGTACTTCTACCAGAGGATATGACAAACGATGCGCTTGTTATTGCTGCACTGTTTAATAAAGCCCTAGAGGGTGATGTTAAGGCTATAGAGAAGTGGATAGAGCTATCAAGTGAGGAAGAGGATAACAAGATTGAAGCTCTTAAGGAGCTGTTAGGAGCAATCGGAAAGATAGAGTAGAAATATGGCAGCATTACAATTATCCAAGATGCAAACTGAATATCTGGAAAATGCTGTACATAGATGGAATTTTAAGTCAGGCGCTACTCGTTCAGGCAAAACATATCTTGATTACTCCGTTGTAATTCCTAAGCGCATAATAGGGCGCCAAGGTAAAGAGGGTCTAACAGTTATTCTAGGAGTGACTAAATCAACTATCGAACGTAATGTGCTGGAGCCTATGAGAATACTCTATGGTGATGACTTAGTAGGCACTATCAACTCACAAAACAAGTGCTTACTATTTGGTGAGTGGGTATACTGCTTAGGTGCTGATAAAGTATCTCAGGTTTCAAAACTGCGAGGATTATCAATCAAGTACTGCTATGGTGATGAGGTGGCGGACTGGAATCCAGAGGTATTTGATATGCTCAAATCTCGACTTGATAAAGAGTATTCGTGTTTTGATGGAGCATTAAACCCACAGAGCCCTAATCACTGGCTTAAGAAGTTCCTTGACAGTGATGCTGATATCTACTGTCAGAAGTACACTATCTTTGATAACCCGTTCTTAAGCAAAGACTTTGTAGATAATCTGTGCAAAGAGTATGCGGGTTCAGTATATTACAAGCGCTATATCTTAGGTTTATGGGCTATAGCAGAGGGCTTAGTGTACGGCTCATTTACTAGGGAACGTAATGTGTTCAGCGGTGCTGTGCCGTACAATCCTAAGAGTGAATACTATTTGTGTATTGACTACGGAACTATGAACCCATTTGCAGCGGGATTAATAGAGTTTACTGACGAGGGCAAGGTGAGACAGATTAAGGAGCTACACTATAGCGGAAGAGAGACAGGTGAGACAGTGGATAACGAGCGATACCACGAAATGCTTGTTAAGTTGGCGGACGGCTACAATGTACGAGCGGTAGTTATTGACCCGTCTGCTGCAGCAATGAAATCAACCATACACAAGTATGGAATGTTTAGGACGATAGACGGTAACAACGATGTTATCAACGGAATCCAAGAAATGACAAAGTATATTAACTTTGGCTACCTGTTAATTCACGATAGCTGTAGTGAGACTCTTAACGAGTTTGAGGCTTATGCTTGGGATGAAAAAGCCTCACTAATAAACGGAAAAGATACAGTAATCAAAGAGAGCGACCACCACATGGACGCTTTAAGATATTTTATATATACAGTTGCAAAGCAGTATAACAGAGGAATTATTTAAGGAGCTGGTTATGAATTTTATTCAAGTATTAAAAGGATGGTGGAGCAGAATGTTTACAATGGACATTAAGAAACAATTCGGTGTTGATGGCATTGAATCAAAGTCAATGCGTGAGGCTATTGACAATTGGCTCAGAACGTACCAGGGCGAACCTGAATGGCTGGACTATGGAGACGGCATTAAGAGTATCAACTTTGCTAAGTTCTTGTGTGAAGAGACAGCAAGACTTGTGTGCTTAGATATTGATGTCTCTTTTGATGGTCGCAGAGCCGAAGCAATGCAAAGCTTTTGGGATAAGTCGATAATGCCAAGACTAAGAGAGTGGATTGAGTATGGTATATGTACCGGCTCATTAATTCTAAAGCCTAATGGTGATGGTGTGGACTTTGTAACACCAGACCGCTTTCAGATTACAGAAACGGACGGTAATGGCAATATCACAGGTTGTGTGTTCCAAGATACCTATAGGGATGAAAAGAAGTATATTACTAAGCTGGAGTATCACAGCTTTTGGAAAGCAGCAGTCAGAATGCCTGATAGTGAGGAATACAAAGAAACTTTGTATTATCGCATTGTTAACAAGGCTTTTGTTAGCAACACAGAGACTTCGTTAGGTGTAGAGGTTGACTTAGCTAGTACCAAGTGGAGCAATCTCCAGCCTATTACAGATATTGTCAAAAAGAACAACGAGAAGCTTAATGGAATGTTGTTCGGATATTTCAAAATGCCATTAGCTAATCTAATTGATATGGGTTCACCACTGGGTATGTCATTATTTGGCAATGCTATGGAAGAGCTGAAAGACCTTGACATAGCATACAGCCGTAATTCTACAGAAATTAGAGACAGTAAGCGAATAGTTATGGTTGATGACAGGTTAACAGATATACCAGGAATGGACTCTAACGGAAAGAGAATCCGTACACGTATCAAGCTACCAGCTTTCGTAAAAAACATTTTCTCTGATGATCCGACAAAATTCTATCAAGAAGTCAACCCTACACTTAACACATCAGTGCGAAAAGAGGGCATTGATAATCAGTTATCACTTATCGGTTGCAAGTGCGGATACTCTAACGGCTATTTCGTATTAGACCAGAAAACAGGTATGATAACAGCCACACAGGTTGAAGCAGATGACAGGCGCACAATTCAAACTATCAAAGACATAAGAGATAAGCTGAAAATCTGCATCAATGAGCTGTTATATGCTGAGTCGGTATTTATGGACTTATATAAGTTAGCTCCAGTGGGTGACTATGAAGCTAATTATAACTTTGGTGATATCACATACAATTATGCTGAGGATAAAGATAATTGGTGGAAATATGTCCAGAGTGGCAAGATACCCGCTTGGAAGTACTTTGTTAAGTTCGAGGGTATGTCCGAAGATGAAGCCAAGGAGCTTGCTGAGGAAATGAAAGCAGAGGATAACTTATTTAGTGCGGAGTAATAGTTATGAGCATTAGAGACAATCAGTTCACAAACGAAATGAAGAAGCACACAGTAAAAGTTTTAGGGCAGTCTTTTAAAGTCTCCCTAGACTTCACTGATTTAGGCAATAAGTTGGATATAGCACAAAACGCCTTAGATGCACAGGTGTGGGATGATGTACAAAAATACATGCCGTTTGATACTGGAGCGCTAATCAGTGAAACTAATATGCTAAATGCTACCGCAGAGGCTGGCACAGTGTATTGTTCTCCAGACTTGCAAGCACACGCTTATGCTCATTATGTGTATGAGGGTGAGCTATATGTGGACCCACAGACGGACAAAGGAGCTTTTTACAATCCTAATTATGGCTTTTGGAGTCGCCCAGGGGTGGCGAAAGTCCCAAGCGGTAGACCACTGAACTATAGCAAGCCGTCAGCGGTGGCACACTGGGATGAAGCAGCAATCAATAATCACCTATCAAGTTGGGTAGATGTAGTTAAGAGGGCATTACAATGATTACACCAGACTATCTAAATGAGGTCGTAGCAAGCACAGAACGACTTGTATACGAAACAAATATAGCCATCCTTAGAAAGATAGGCTTAAAGATGTTAAAGCAGTATAAGAGGGACGGAGAGCTGTTATTGATACCATCTACCATCAAACAGTTTAGACAGCTTATCGGCTCTGGTATGCTTGCACAGGAGATAGAAGCGGAGCTAATGCGGTACTACCCACAGATAGCCAAGGAAGTACACAAGGCGTTTATCGATAGTGCTGCTGAGATGGCTAACGAACAGCTGGAATCTGCTAGAAACATAATTGAGATAGAGGGCATTGACTACGAGCTGTCTAAGATACCTGAACAACAGGTCAGAACAACTAAGGCCAGTGAGCTTAATTTAGTACCAGCACAAATTGTCAAGCTAGAGGATAGCTACAAAGCCACTAATAAGATGCTAAAAGACCTCACTAATACAGCGGGATATTGCACACAGGTAAATTTCAATGATATCTGCGATAAAACCTTTATGAAAATAAGACAGGGTTTACCGATGCAACAGGCGGTGTGTGAAGTCATTGACGGACTCTTGGACAATGGTATTAAGGTCGAATACAGCAATAGAGTTGACAGCCTAGAAACGGCACTTATGCGAGCTGTGAGGACATCTATTAATCAAAGCAATGCACGTATAGTATTACAAGGCTGTGCAGAAATGGGTGTGCGCTGGGTGAAAGTGTCTGAGCACTTAGGAGCTAGAGTGACAGGTACAAGTGATTATAGAGACCATAGCTGGTGGCAAGGTAAAGTATACAGCCTAGACTGGAAATCAGATATATTAAAAGAGTATACGCCTAGCGACAAGCTACCTGATAAGTACGAGTATATCAGTAAGATTAAGGATCTAACCGAACGAGCAAAGGTTGAGCAGTACGAGGACTTTGTAGAGGCTACGGGCTATGGTGATATGTTAGGTCTATGCGGTATCAATTGCCGTCACTCATTTAGTCGCTGGTATCCAGGTATTAATATAGACAATGGTCCTCAGATAGATAAGGCTGAGAACGAGAAGCGGTACAAAGCGGAGCAAAAGGCAAGAGCTATAGAGCGAAGCATAAGGAAAGACCGCAAGGAGCTTGTAGCAAAAGAGATAGAAATGCAAGCGCTACCAGATGGAGAGGTTAAGACACAGGCACAAAACAGGTTCAATGAGCTGTCGTATAGGGTAACTAGTAAGACTATGGATTATAATGAGTTTATCCGCAAGAATAAGCTATCTAACCACAATGACAGGCTAAATGTTATCGATGGTAAGAACATAGCAAATGACATAGATAAAGGCGCACAGGATTACATCAAAAATCAATTAAATAAATGACACTTAGAGCTAGGTAGCACTAGCTCTTTTTTATGCCTAAAACTGCATACATAAACGCCTGAAAGCCACTGTATTGTGTAAATGGAACTAATAAAAATCTTAAAAAGGAGAAAAGGAAATGAAGATAGGTGAAAACGGAATTATCCTTTTTACTGTTGCGGGCTTGGATATAACCACAGTCGATAAGGTTATATTCACAATTAAGGGCAATGGCACAGTAACTAAGGAATATCCCTCAGACTATGTGAGCTTTGATAACGGCATTTTCTTTGTAGGCTTAGCGCAAGAAGATACACTGATTATCTCTGGCGGTAAGCAGATTAGAGCACAGGCTGAGGCGCAGATTAATTTCAAGACCAGCCAAGTGGCTAAGAGCAGCACTATCACCTTTATGCTAAACAGCACATTGTCTACTGAAATCGTACCAGGTAATACACCAGCGGATAAGGTAGCCGCACTCAACCTTGAATATGTTAACAACGGTATTCTAGTTGATGGTGTTGGACGTGACGGCAAAGATGGAAAAGACGGCGCTAAGGGTGATAATGGCGAGTCTGCATACGAAGTGGCTGTATCTGAGGGATTTGAAGGTACAAAAGAAGAGTGGCTGGCTTCACTCAAGGGTGCTACTGGTGATGACGGAAAGAGTGCTTATCAGATAGCGGTTGAAACTGGCTACACAGGAACAAAAGCACAGTGGGTAGCTTCTCTTAAAGGTACAGATGGTGAATCAGCTTACCAGTCCGCTACAGAGGGCGGATTTGATGGCACTAAGGCAGAATTTGATGCTGCATTATCCGATATTAATATGACAAAGGCGGAAATGCTAAATATATTGGAAGGTGGTGAGCAGTAATGATTAGATTGATACTTGAAGCTGTTAAGGAATGGGTGGAAGAATTAGCACAGAACCTAATTGTGAAATACGGTCTATTAGTCACCTACGATATTATGCCTAGTGATGATGTATTACTTGCTATGCCAAATAATACAGAATTTGTGTGCCGTGGCTATTATGATAAGTTCGATAGATGTGGCGGTCGTTACAGAGTTACTATCAATTGGAATGATGCAGGAAAGACTATTGGTACTAAGAGTGGTAGCACTGTATTTTTAGTTGCTCTTAATGACGATGGAAGTGAACGCAGAGGCTATTTAGAAGCCTGTAGATATGGCATCAGAAGTAGTAAGAAAAGTGTGACAGGTGCAGTTACAAACAATGAAAATACTTTTGGTGAACAGAACTCAACAATATTTGGAAAGTTGCGCACAGGCAATAGCAAAAATGGAGCAACAATTGTTTTTCCCGAAGGAATTTTCTTCTTTGCTACGCCTATATCAAATGCAGATAGGCAATTAAAACTCAAAGGTGTATCAATGCCATTAGTCAACAGACCCGAAATAGCTAAAGATAGTAATACAGCTACACGTACACTAGGTACAGTATTGGCTTTCCCTTGGTTAACTAACGGACAATATGCTATCTCATGGGGTAGTGGAACGATTGAGAATATAAGCATAGTGGGCAATCCAAACACATATGATATTGCATTTGACCGTACAAAAATCGGTATATCACCTAATGAGATATACACAGAAACAATTGCTGAGAGCGATAATACATCAATCAAATGTACAGGCTTAAAATCAAAAGCCAATGTGGTAAAGAATGTGAATGTTGCGTTTTTCTATACAGGCATAGAAGATACAGGCTCTAATTCGTATTACTCTAATATCTATGGGTATTGCTGTAATAGAATAGCTATGACAAGAACTGATACAAAATGGAGAGGTATATATGGATGGCATGTACATACAGGTATAGACATTAGAGGTTCACTAGTATCAGTTGTGCAGTTGCGATTGGACAATTGTGTTCATGCAGTAGCCTTTCGTGGTGCTAAGTCATGCACTGTATTAGATGTTGATGCCGATATTTGCGTTGATTCATTGGTTGCAGTATATCCAAATGATTTAGACGCATCTAAGATAGATGTCAAAGGCATAGTATTCCAAGGACACGGACGGTGCAACGTTGCTAAAGCATACGACAAAACAGTTGAAACAAATGGAATTGACATTCGTACTATCGCTAACACTGATGGGTATGGATTAATAAGGGCTTATAATGGAGCGAAACTAAGCAATAGCCGATTTACATTTAATGCAGTTGGTTACTACGACCCTTATGATGTGAAATCTAATTATTTAACACCTAATGTGTTATTTACACTAGATGACAACTCCAATATCACTAATAATACATTTGTTATCGTTGATGGTGCGGATTTAGATTTGAATAAGGCTATTCAGCGTAAAACAAACAATGCGAATAGATTAGACACACCAACAGGTACATTTATTGTCAGTGCTGACAGTGTAGAAAAATTTGCTGTAGAAAGTGCATTAGCATAATTAAATATACAGAGGGAGAGGTTAGCTCTCCCCTTGCAAATTCAAAAGGGCGGTGCTGCATTCCGTGTTATTAATTATGCTTCTATCAAAGGTTTCGCCGATAGAATTAAAGCCCTAGAGAATGCTTAATATAGCATTGTGGGATAGCCATTAAAGGCTATCCCCTTAAATGAAAGGAGCAAAGCAATGATTGTAGTTAAAGAAATTCAATTAAATAGATTCCGCAACACAGCATTCGTCAAGGCTTATGCTGATACAAAGTCGGAAGTATTGGCTAATGCTACTATTGAGGGGTTGCCAGAGGGCTGATATCAGCCCTCTTTTTTAATGCGTAAATACATCTATATGCGCCTAATATTCGTGGTTACATAAGAATGTAGCAAGCGAGCTGTCGTTAAAACAGCACTTTTTCAAGCTCGGACTGACCGAGATAAAATAACACTTTTATGAGGAAAAGGAGAAAGAAAAAATGAAGATTATTGACGAGCTAAAGGCACTGGGTATCGAATTAACCGAGGAACAGACCAACGCAGTACAGAAGAAATTTACTGCAGAGGTTATTTCAGTAGCGGAGAGTGACAAAAAGGTTAAGAAGGTACAGGACGAGTTAACAACAGTTTCTGAGAAGCTGGAGAAGTCAGAAGAGACTCTTAAAAACTTTGATGGAGTAGACATTGAGGGATTTAAGAAGCAGATTGCAGACTTAGAAGCTGACAACAAGCGCAAGGATGAAGAGTATGCAGCCAGCATGCAGCAGAGAGACTATGAAGATGCAATTGAGAAACTTACAGCAGATATCAAGTTCTCAAGTGCAGCAGCAAAGAAGTCTTTCATCAATGACTTAAAAGCAGAGCCTTTACAGATGCGCAATGGTGCAGTACTTGGTTTTGATGACTATCTTAAGGCGGTAAAGGAAAGTGACCCAGATAGTTTTATTAACGAGTCTGACGAGGGCGCAGCTCAGTTTACAGCACCTAACGGGGCGCAAAATGGTGATAATCCATCAGGTGGAGCTAAGCTGGACGGATTAAGAGCTATTATGGGCCTTGGTGAAAATAAAAAATAATTTAACCAAAGGAGAAAAGAAAAATGGGAAACGCAATTACAACATTTTCTAAGGTGATTGTTGGGCTCCTTGACGAAGTATACAAGGCAGCTTCACTCACAGCAGTACTTGACGGAGCTCCAGAGCTTGTATCTCAGGGAGCAAATGCAAACGAGCTTATCATTCCAAAGATTGATATGTCTGGTCTTGCAGATTATGACAGAGCTAACGGCTACACAGCTGGTGATGTTACATTCACAAACGAGACAGTACAGTGCAATTTCGACCGTGGTCGTATGTTCACAGTGGACAATGTAGATAATATGGATACAGCACAGATGGCATTCGGTAAGCTTGGTTCTGAGTTCTTACGCACAAAGGTAGTACCAGAGCTTGATGCTTTCAGAATTGCTAAGTATTGTGAGCTTGCTGGTAGTGCTCAGATCACAGCACGTACAACAGCTTATGCTGATGGTGAGGCAGTAAGAAAGGCTATTGCAGCTAAGTATGATGCTATGACAAATGCAGAGGTACCACAAGAGACAAGAGTCCTCTTTATTACTTCTACACTTCTTGGAATGCTCCGTGATATGGATACAACAAAGTCAAGAGAGCTCCTTGCTAAGTTCGCTGAGGTTAAGGAAATCCCACAGGGTAGATTCTACACCGCTATAAAGCAGAACGATGGAAAGACATCTGGCGAGACTGCTGGTGGTTACACAAAGGCTTCAACAGGTTACGACCTTGATTTCCTCATTGTTGAGAAGTCAGCAGTAATCCAGTTTGAAAAGCACGTTGCTCCAAAGATCGTAACACCTGACCAGAATCAGGACGCTGATGCTTGGAAGTATGGCTACCGTAACGTAGGTATCGCAGAGGTATATGAGAACAAGGTTTCTGGTATCGCTGGCGTATACGCTAATCTTTCTTAAGAAGGTGAGTAAATGGGTAGAATAGTTGGATTAGTTGTTGAGGATAAGCCAAAGGCTACTAAGACAACAAAAGAGGATAAGCCAAAGGCTACTAAGACAGTAAAAGAAAAATAGAGGATATAGGCGGCTATGGCAGACTTAACCACATACAATTTTTATTGTGAGAGATATTTTGGTGAAAAGGTGGCAGAAGCCGCCTTTCCTAAATATCTTGATAGGGCGGTCACTGACCTTAACTATCTTACATATAACAATATAGATGCTGCTGCACTGGATACTTACAGTGAGCAGATACAGAAAGCCACTTGTGTGTTAATTGATTTCTTGTACGACTTAGAACAGCTACAAGATAATAGCGGAGCTGTTGGAAATATTCAGTCACGTACTTCTGGTGGTGAGAGTATCACTTACAAGAATAATGACACAGCACTTACTAAGGCATTAACCAGTACCTCAGAAAGATACAGAGCGGAGCTTGAATTGATTAAGCCATATTTAACAGGTACAGGCCTGTTTTATGCTGGATTATAAGGGGGAATGATTATGGCAGATATTTTCTATAACAAGACTATAACCCTTTATAATTTAGCGATCAGTGATGATGTGATGGAAAATGAGACTTGGTACCCTACAGTATTAGAGAATGTTAGGCTAATAGAAAAGATAGGGCAAAGCAGCAGTAAAAACGGCAATAGTGAGGTTAATACAGCACGGTTACACATTATGCTTGATGATAATCTTGATAAGCCATTTATGAAGCCTAGAGAATGGGCGAGAGAGCTTAACAAAGATAATTACTTCACGGCATGCCAAGAGCACGACTTCTTTGTTATCGGTGATACATCAATCGAGGATTGCGAGACACCTGATTTTTTCAATTATATGAAAAAGAATTATGACGGTGTGTACCGAATCACTGATGTGGGTATTTTCGACTTAATACCACACTTAGAAATAGGGGGTGCTTAAGATGGCTGAACCAATGACAATAGACAGGCAAGAAACAGCGGGATTAGCTGTATTTAATCTTATAGCTGAGTATCCAGAATTGCCGTTCGATAAAAATGCCAAAACACTACAGTGGCAAGGGTTAGGCACCGAAGAGGGGATAGGCGTATTTGTCACCCAGGGTGCTTACTACTTAAAAAAATATATATCAGGTTCTTATGTGGGAATCACTCCACTTAGAATTATATATAAAACCAATCCTACCAGCAATAAGGGTAGGGCTACCGCAGATAAGTTCCTAAATGAGTTAGTACAGTGGCTATCCACTTGCACAGCAGATTTTGAAGATGAACACATCACGCTGGAAAAGATTGAGCGCACTTCACCTGTTGTGTTGATGGGAACTGATAAAAGCGGGTTTGAGCAGTACGGGTGCTCATTAAATGTACAGTCGTATTATCACATATAAGGAGAAATAAAAGATGGCACAGGATAGAACTAATATGATGTCGTTCCTCGATATTGGATTATTGATGAACGGGTCCACATCTAAAATTGCTGAGCTTGGTGACGGATTCAAGGATTTATCTGAGGACTGGAATCCAAGCAATGAGTCTACACAGTATGTCAATATGAAAAATGCAGCTAACACTATTAAGGGTTATGAATTTTCAATTGAAGCTGAAAGAGAGTACTTATCAGATGACGTGCAGGAGAAGGTTGACGAGCTTTTCAAAGAGTTTCCAACCGGTACAGCTTGTGAAACAGATTACTACCGTTTCTACAAAACAGATACAGAGAGCGCTGGAGTATTCAAAGCAATTAAGGTACCAGTAACAGTTGCACCAAGCTCTACTGGTGGTGCTGGCGGTGACGTTCTCACATCGTCAATTAAAATCAATGGTAATGGTGATGTAGTAAAGGGAACTATGACACTTACAAATGGTGCTTGGGTGTTCACGTCAAATTAAAGGTACTTGATAGATACTGTTAATCTATTTTGTATAATAGAGGGTAGTACTTCTCTTCTACCCTCTATTCTAAGAGAGGATACAAAAAATGGCTAAAGAGTTAAATTTACGATTAGACGATGATAATATCGTCAATATCAATTTTGAGGACAGCAAGGGCGAGGTGACACACGTAATTCAGTTGGATATCTCTGATATGGACGTACCTACACGATTTGCTGAATTAATTAATAATCTGGAGAAGATTTCTCTTGATGTCGAAAAAGAGGAAAAGAGCCTCGCAAAGAAATATGCTGATTTGCCAGATGATGAGTTTAATTATTCACGATCTATTGATACAAGTGCTTTCCACATTCGCAGCTTGAATAAGATACTAGACCAAATTGATATCACATTTGGTGCTGGTACAGTAAGCGGGGTATTTGCTGAGCATATCGACATTAACCCTGACTACATTCCTGATGAATACGCAATCATTGATTTCGTAGAAAAGTTAGTACCGGTAATCAATGACTTTTATAGTGAGCGTTTTGAGTTGAAGAATAAGAAGTACAACATCAAGCGCCGTGGTGGTAAGAGGCACAACCTCACAAAAGAAGAGTTGATTCAACGACAGATGGGAAAATAGAAAATGAATAATG